CGACCTCGGCCGTTCTGCTGGCTGCCCAGCAGAAGCTGAACGAGAACGCTGCCGTGATGTCGCCGCGCTACGCGACCGTCAACCCGGCTGCCAACGCTGGCCTCGTCGAAGGGATGAAGGGCCTCTTCAACCCCACCGACACCATCAGCAAGCAGTTCAAGAACGGCCTGATGGGCACCGGCGTGCTCGGCTTCGACGAAATCAACATGTCGCAGTCGATCAAGCAGTTCACCACCGGCACCCGCAACGCGACCGGCGGCTCCACCTCGGCGGCTGTGACCACCGAAGGCGCGACCACCATCGCCATCACCGGCGCTGGTAACGGCCTCACCGTCAAGGCTGGCGACGTGTTCACCGTCAACGGCTGCTTCGCTGTCAACCCGCAGACCCGTGAAAGCACTGGTTCGCTGTTCCAGTTCGTCGCTCTGGCGAACGTCACGCTGGGATCGTCGGGCGAAGGCAACATCACCGTGGCTCCGATGTACTCGGCCGGCCACGCGCTTGCCACTGTCTCGACCCTGCCGGCCAACAGTCAGGCCGTCGTGTTTGTCGGCGCTGGCGGTCAGCAGTACGCCCAGAACCTCGTCTACCACAAGGACGCCATCACCTTCGCCACCGCCGACCTCCTGCTCCCGCAGGGCGTCGATATGGCGTCGCGTGCCGTCCACAACGGCATCAGCCTGCGCGTCGTTCGTCAGTACGACATCAACAACGACCGTATGCCCTGCCGTATCGACGTGCTGTACGGCTACAACACCATCCGTCCGCAGATGGCTTGCCGCCTCTGGGGCTAACCTGAAACCCGCCCCCGGCTTCGGCCGGGGGCAACACCATTTGAAAGGATTTTATCATGGCTCTTCCTAACGGTGCCGGCGGTTATCAGGTCGGCGATGGCAACATTAACGAGGCGATCCTCGGTGTGCAGGCTATTCCGACTGCCTACACTGGCGCGGCTACTCTTACCCCGCTCAATCTCGAACAGGGTCTGATCGTCTTCACCTCGGGCAGCGGCGCTAACCTCGCACTGCCGGCTGTGACTGGCGTTGGCGGCGTCGATGACCGCATCAGCAGCGCCAAGGTCGGCTCGGCGTTCGACTTCGCTCTCCTGAGCACTGGCGCTGGCGCCGGTACGCTGACGACCGGCACGGGCTGGACGCTGGTCGGTTCGGGTGCTGGCGAAGCCGGCAAGGCTGTTGGGTTCCGCGCGGTCAAGACCGGCGACGGCACCTACACCCTGTACCGCATCGCCAACTAATCGGTTCGCCCCGGCTTCGGCCGGGGCAGCCTTTTCAGGAGAAACGAAATGGCGAACACCCAAGCAATTGGCGTTGCCTTCCTCGACCAAGACATCCGCGGCGCAGATTTTGTCTACGTTGACAGCGAACTTGGCTACACCGCCGCCGCTCAAGGCACGGTGACGCAGGGCGTTAGCAAGGCAGAGCCTGTTACGCTCAACAAGTCTGCGGGTCAGATCGTTATGAACGGCGCGACTTTGAACGCCGCGACCAACGTGACCTTCACGCTAAACAACAGCACGATCAGCGCCAGAGACGTTACCATTTTGAACGTCGCTGCGGGTGCTACTGCGGGGGCTTACAACTGCTGGATTTCCAGCAAAGCTACTGGGTCATGCACCATTACCGTGCGTAACATCAGCGGCGGTAACTTGAGCGAAGCGATTACGATCAACTTCGCGGTTATTCACTGCCTTTAATTAGGTTGGACGGCCTTCGGGCCGTCCATTTTTACGAGGTCCATATGTCCGTAATCTACATGGTCCACCCTACGCACGGCGCTAAAGTCGCCATCAGCGAGCACGAAGCGATTTCAGATGAAATGCACGGCTGGGAACGCTATGATCCCACCACGCCTGCTGTGGCGGACGTTGACGAGGAAGACGAGGAAGAGGCGGAAGCCGAGCCGGTCGAAGCCGTGAACGAACTGGCGGCACCCAAGCGCCGTGGACGCCGACGCGCATCGCAGGAAGACTAAGCAATGACCACGGCCGGCGACATCATTAACGGTTCGCTCAGGCTTCTAGGCGTTCTGGCCGAAGGCGAAGTTCCTTCGGCCGAAACGTCTCAGGACGCGCTGAACGCCATGAACCAAATGATCGACAGTTGGAACACGGAACGTCTGTCCGTGTTCGCAACGCAGGATCAGGTGTTCACTTGGCCGGCCGGTCAGCTTTTCCGCACGCTCGGGCCGTCCGGCAACTTCGTCGGCAACCGCCCCGTGCTGCTCGACGACAGCACCTATTTCAAAGACCCGGGCACCGGCGTCAGCTACGGCATCAAGTTCATTAACCAGCAGCAGTACAACGGGATCGCGGTCAAGACCGTGACCTCGACGTACCCGCAGGTGATCTTCGTCAACAACACGTTCCCCGACGTGGAGATGTACGTCTACCCGCGCCCGACGCGCGATCTGGAATGGCACTTCATTTCCGTTGAGGAACTGTCCAAGCCCGCGACGCTGGCCACGCAGTTGCACTTCCCGCCGGGCTACCTGCGCGCCTTCCGCTACAACTTGGCCACCGAAATGGCACCCGAGTTTGGCATGGAGCCGACGCCGCAGGTGCAGCGCATCGCCATGACCAGCAAGCGCAACCTCAAGCGGATCAACAACCCTGACGACATCATGTCGATGCCGTACAGCATTGTGGCGACCCGTCAGCGGTTCAACATCTACGCCGGGAACTACTGATGAAGACGCCGATCTTGGGATCGGCGTATGTCGCTCGCAGCGTCAACGCCGCCGCCAACCGCATGGTCAACCTGTTCCCGGAGATCGTCCCGGAGGGCGGCAAGGAACCTGCCTTCCTCCAGCGCGCGCCCGGCCTGACGCGGCTGGCGACTATCGGCATCGGTCCGATCCGCGGGATGTGGACCTTCGGCAACTACGGCTACGTCGTGTCTGGCCCGACGCTGTTTCAGGTGGACAGCAACTGGAACGCCGTCGCCAAGGGCACCATCGCCGGCACCGGCCCAGTCAGCATGTCCGACAACGGCATCCAGCTATTTGTGGCGGCCAACCCGCAGGGCTACATCTACAACTCCCAGACCGACGCGTTCCAGCAGATCACCGACCCGGACTTCCCCGGCGCCGTGACAGTTGGCTACCTCGACGGCTACTTCGTGTTCAACGAGCCGAACAGCCAGAAGATTTGGGTGACGCAGTTGCTGGACGGCACCAGCGTCGATCCGCTGGACTTTGCCAGCGCCGAAGGCAACCCCGACAACGTCGTGGCGATCTTTGTCGATCACCGCGAGGTCTGGGTGTTCGGCACCAACTCGACCGAGGTCTGGTACAACGCCGGCCTGCTCGACTTCCCGCTGTCCCGTATTCAGGGCGCCTACAACGAACTCGGCTGCGCGGCCCCGTACTCCATCGCCAAGATGGACAACCAGATTTACTGGCTGGGCAAGGACGCCCGCGGTCAGGGTATGGTCTTCCGCGCGGCTGGCTACATGGGCCAGCGCATCTCGACCCACGCAATCGAGTGGCAGCTACAGGAATACTCCGATCTGTCGGACGCGGTCGGCTACACCTACCAGCAGGACGGCCACAGCTTCTACGTGCTGAACTTCCCGACCGCCAACACGACGTGGGTGTTCGACGTGGCGACCGGCGCATGGCACGAGCGCGCCTCGTTCCAGAACGGCGACTTCAACCGTCACCGCGGTAACAGCCAGATGTTCTACAACGCCACCAACGTGGTCGGCGACTACCAGAACGGCAAAATCTACAAGTTCGACCTTGAGGTCTACTCCGACGATGGCCAGCCGCAGAAGTGGCTGCGCTCATGGCGGGCGCTACCGACCGGCGCCAACAACCTGACGCGCACGATCCAGCACGGGATGCAACTCGACTGCGAGACGGGCGTCGGCCTTAACGTGGGGCAGGGCAGCGACCCGCGGGTCATGCTGCGCTTCTCGGACGACGGCGCCCATACGTGGTCGAACGAGCACTGGAAGTCGATGGGCCGCATCGGCCGGTACGGCTTCCGCACGATCTGGCGCCGGCTGGGCGCGACGATGAAGATACGCGACCGCGTCTACGAATTGTCCGGCACTGACCCGGTCCGCATCTACATCATGGGCGCGGAACTGATCCTGAGCGGGACGCGGGCCTGATGGTCGCACCGATTAACCCCACACAGCTTACGCCGCCGCGTGTCGAGTTTATCGACCCGCGGTCCGGCGCGATCAGCCGTGAGTGGTATCGGTTCTTCCTGTCGCTGCTGACGGCGACGCGGACCAACCAAGAAGAGACGGAACTAGCGCCTGACACATCTTCGCTGCTGGCGGCTTACGATACGGTTTTTGGTGATGCTATTCAGGGCTTGGAAAGCACGCCCGGCGCCGCGTCGGCGTCTGACTTGGCGGTCGTGCAGAGCGAAATACAGGCGCTGTCCGTAGCCCCAGCACCGCTCGACGCGCTGTCCGTGCTCGCCATCATAGACGACCCTTCAGCGCCTGTCACCAAGACGGCTGATTTCACGGTCGCCAATGGCGAAACATGGATCATCAATAACAAGTCCGGCGCGACCTGCACGGTCACACTGCCGTCCGCGTCGGCGTATCCGGGGCGCTACATAACCTTTCAAAACTACCAAAATCAGTTTCTGGTATCTGCGTCATCAAATGTCGTACCGCGAGCTGGCGGCGCGGCGGCTACCGCTATTCTGGATGATGTCGCTGGTAATTGGGCGACGCTAGTGTCAGACGGCACAAATTGGGTTATTATGCAAGCCTCGCCGTTCAACGTGATGCTAATCTAAGGACTGAATTATGGCCGTTACCATCAGCAACATTATCCCGGCCAAGACCGCGGAGAACACCCAGACGACGCAGTACACGTCGAACGGCGTCCAGACGATCATCGACAAGTTCACGGCCACCAACTACAGCGCCACGGCGGCGACGATCAGCGTCAACCTCGTGACCGCTGCGGGCAGCGCGGGCAACGACAACCTGATCGTCAAGACCAAGACGCTCCAGCCGTCCGAGACCTACACCTTCCCGGAACTGGTCGGCCACGTCCTGCCGCTGAACGGCTTCATCTCGACCATCGCCGGCACGGCGTCGGCCATCAACATCCGCGCCTCGGGACGGCTGGTCAGCTAATGCTTGAGCGGTGCTTCGACGCTGGTCTGGTAAACCTTGCGGCGAACCACCCCGACGTGCGGCCCTATTTGGGGCCGGCGTCGCTTGGCGAACTGGACTTCGAAGAGTCCGTCGCCGAGGACCAGAACTGGTTTTTGATGGGCGAGCACGGCGGGTTTGCCTTGGCGTGGAGCGCGCCGGGCGTGTACGAAGTCCATGTGATGATCCTGCCGGAAGGCCGCGGCAAGTGGGCGGCCGCAGCGCGGCAGGCGACGATAGATTACGCTAATGAAAACGGTGCAAAAATGTTGTGGGCGCGGGTCGCACCGCACGCAAAGTTTGTGTCGTGGTTTGCCCGCCGTGGGGGTATGCAGCCCACGGGAGAGATGATATACACGCTAGGCTCGCCCTACGACGTGTACAAGATGGAGTTGTAGAAATGCCCCCAGCCATCATTGCCGCCGGCGTAGGCGCAGCAGCTTCGGTCGGTGGCGGCCTGATCGCGCGTAGCGGCGCCAAGAAGGCCGCCCGCGCGCAGGAGCAGGCCGCACAGCGCGCCGAACAAACTCAGCGTGAGATGTTCGAGCGCCAGATCGCGCTTCAGGAACCGTTCCGTCAGGCGGGGATGACCGCCCAGCAGCAGATCATGCAACTGCTGGGCATCGGCGGCGACGCCAACGCAGCCGGCTACGGCAGCATGGCGCGGTCGTTCGGTCAGGCCGACTTCCAGCAAGACCCCGGCTACGCCTTCCGGCAGGCTGAGGGTATGAAGGCGCTGGAGCGGTCGGCGGCCGCCCGCGGCGGTCTCATGTCGGGCGCCACCATGAAGGGCATCCAGCGCTTCGGTCAGGACTTGGCCAGCCAAGAGTACCAGAACGCCTTCAACCGCTTCCAGATCGAACGCGCCGCGCGTCTCAACCCGCTCCAGTCGCTGATGGGTTCGGGCCAGTCGGCCGCCAACGTCATGACCGGCGCAACGGGCGCCGCGGGCCAGAACATCGGCCAGATGCAGCTTGGGGCCGGGCAGGCCCGCGCGTCGGGCTACATCGGCAGCGCCAATGCGCTGGCCAGTGCGTTGCAGGGTGCCGGTCAGGCGGCCTCGTCGTTCCCGCTGTATCAGGCGCAGATCAACTATCTCAACCGCGGCGGCGACGGTATCGGCGGCGGCCAAAATGCGATGGTGCTGCCGTCTAGCCTCGATTTCCGTAGAGGGTAAGAGTACCGACATATGGCAAACCAAGCAATCGCACTTCAGGCTCGCGCGCCACAGCAGTCCAACGTCCTTGGTGCCGCTGTTCAGCAAGGCGCGCAAATGATAAACATGATGTCGCAGCAGCGCGCGGCCGAACGTCAGGCTGCGCAAGCGGCGCAGGCGATGGAGATCGCGCGGGCCAAGGAAAGCCGCGAAGCCTCGGCTGCCGAAATTGAAATGGCCGGCAAGAAGATCGACTTCTACACCAAGCGCGCCGGTCAGACCATGACGCCGGAAGGCTACTCGCTGCTGCTGAAAGACTTGGATCGGGACGCGCCGGAAATCGCGGCGGCTTTCCGCGCCAACCTGCCGGAAGCAAACTTCGACCGCAACACGTTGCTGCGCATGGTCGGCAGCATCAGCGACAACTTCAAGGCGACCTACGGCCCGCTGGAAACTGAAGTTGTGCAGATGGAGGACGGCACCTACGCCGTCGCGCGCACCGGCGGTTTCGGTAAGCCCGGCGTGTTCGAGATGGAAGAGTTTCAGCTTGCGCCGCCGGGCGCTGCCGCTGCCCCCGCGCAGACGCCCACCGCTCCCGCGCAGACGCCGATGTCGGCGCCCGGCGTCGATGCCCGTGCCACGCAAGGCACCGCCACCGCGCCGGCCGACTTGCGCGCGCAGGGCGTGGACCCTCGGTCCATCCCGATGGGTAATCCGTTGCAGCCCATTTCCATGACGACTGGCCCGCAGATGGGCGGTCAGCCCGACATGGCGGCTGTAGTGCAGGACATGATGTCGTCGGGGCAGATTTCGCAATCGAACCTGCAACTGATGCGTGAGATGGCCGGCCCTGACAAGGACGCCCAACTGGCGCAAATTCTCAAGGCCAACAACATCCAGATCGTGCCGGACAACCAGCCGCAGATGCGCAGCGCTGTGTTTCGCCCGGGCGAAGACGCCGCGCCGCAGATGCAGTTGGCGCAGTCGATGGAAGATTATCGCCCGACTGGCCGTCCGGCGCGCGGCAAACCGCCGATGCAGTCGCCGACGCCGGGCGTGTACAACGTGCCTGCGCCCGTCATCAGAGATGTGAAGGCGGCCGAAACACAGGGCAGCGAAGGTGTGCGCGTCCAGACGCAGCCGACAATTACCGCCAAGGAAGAGCGCATCAGGCGCGTGGAAAAGCTACGCGGCGACCTGCCCCGTGCCCGTTCCGACACGCAGGCGCTGGTCGCCAACTTGGACGAACGCATCAAGGCCATCGACGAGTTTTTGCGCAGCCCTTACCGCAACTCGATTATCGGCGCTATCGAAGGCCGCATCCCTAGGATGCTTCAGACGCCTGCCCGCGCCGACGCGCAGGCGCTGTACGACAGCATCAAGGACAACACGACCCTGACCGAACTGCTGGCGGGCCGCGCCCAGACCGAGACGGGCGCGTCACCGCTGGGCATCGTCTCCGACCGCGATGTGGACATGGTCGCCCGCGCGGCCACCCGCCTGACCCAGACAGGGACGGAGCGGGCGCAGGAAGTCGAGATGCAGCGCCTGCGCGATCTGATGTATCAGACGCGGCAGCGGGCCATCGAAACCTACAACAGCACCTACCGCGAGGTGCTGCCCGAAACGCCGGAACTGCGCCTGCGCGTACCGTCGGTCGCACCGAAGTACGAGTCTAAGCCGAAAACCAAGACGCCGACGCGGCGATCCGCTCCGCAGCAAGGGTGGGGCAAAGCAGAAGTGGTGGGCGACTGATGCCAACGTATAAGATGCGGGCGCCGAACGGGCGCGTTTACCAGATACAAGGCCCCGCGGGCGCGACGGACGAGCAAGTCCGCGCAGCCATTTTGCGGCAGTTCCCTGAAGCCGGAAAGCCTGCGCCCAAACCTAAAGAGCCGATGTCGCGGCCCGAAGCCTTTGTGCGCAGCGTTGAGCGCGGTATGAAGCCTGTCGGGGATGTACTCGCCCGCCTCGACCCGGTCACTAACATAGTCAACTATTTCTTCCCCAGCATCGAAGAAAAGGGGAAAGCCCGCGAGGCGCGCCTTGCTGAAGGTGCCAAGCGGGCCGAGGCCGAACGGCCCAACGTATCGACCGCCGGCAAGATCACCGGCGAAATCCTCGCAACCGCACCGCTTATCGCAGCGGGCGGCGGCGGCGTAGCTTTGGGTGGCCGCGCCTTGGCGCGTACCGGCGGTAAGCTGGCGGCCCGCGGCGTAGCTGGTGGACGCGCTGCCCAGAAGGCAGGCCGCGCGGTCCAAGCCACAGGCCGCGCTGTCCAGACCGGCGGCGTCGGCGTGCGCGCACCGTCGCGGGCAGCCGTTGCCGGGCAGGCGCCGATTGCCGCGTCGCGCACCGGCCGCATGGCGCTGCGCGTCGGCGGCGGCGGTACAGCAGGCGTGACCGCAGCAGAACTGACCGATCAGGATTTGACCGATGCGGCGCTGGCTGGTTCGGTCATTCCGGTCATTGGCACTATCGGTCGCCGCGGGGCGGGTTTCGTCTACGACGCGTTGCGCGGGCGGCTGGGCGAAGTGCGCGCGGCCGAGATTATGCGCAACCTCATCGCGTCCAACCCGTCTGAAATTGCGGCGGCGCTGCGTAGCGCGCCCGACGACGCGCGCAGTAACACTGCTGAATATCTGGCGTCGCAGGGGCTGCTGACACCGGAACTGGCCGCCGCGGCCCGCATGGCCAGCGCCAGTGCGGAAGGCGCACCGCTCGAACAAGTCGCCCGCGCCCGCGCGGCGGGGCAGGAAGAGATGCGGACGGCGCTGCGCGGCGGCGAAACCGGCACGGAAGCCATGCAGAACATAGGCGCCATGCGCCAGCAAGTCGGCGAAGTGACCGACCCGATGCGCGAGGAAGCGCTGCGCCGCGCGGACATTGGGCGCACGGTAATGATCCCGCAAGAGCGCGCGGCTCAGATGGAAGACGCCATCGCCGCGGAAATCAATCGTTCGGGCCTCGTGCGCCGGATGCGCGGGCTGGAAGGCCGTTCACTCGAACAGATGGAAGCGGTGTTCCAAAACCCCGAGTTTTTCACGCCGGGGAGGGTGGTCGAGCGCATCGGCGAAGTAGCCGAGCAAGCGGGGCGCCGTGCTGACGAAGGAATTGAAGCGCAGATCGCCCTGCGCGATAGCGCCGCCGCTCGGCGGGCGGCTGTCGAAAACCTGCGCGCGCAGGGTCTCCAGCCGCTCAACATTGGCACCGTTGTCGGCGACTTGCGCGCGAAGGCCGCCGAAGCTGAGTTCGTCAACCCGCCGCGCTTCCGCGTGCTGACCGAGTTTGCCAACAACCTTGAACGCCGCGCGGCGTCGCAGGGCGGCGTCATCGACGCGACCGGCCTCTACGAGTTGCGCAAGAGCATGGCCGACACCGTGGCCGATCTGCTGGGGCCGATGGAACCGGGCGCTCTCCAGCGCCGCACCGCAGAACTGGTTGGCGAGGCCAAGCCGCTGATCGACGACGCCATCGAAACGGCGGGCGGCAGCGGCTGGCGTCAGTACCTCAACACCTTCGCTGCCGGTATGCAAAACGTCGAGCGCCAGCAGTTTGCGCGGGCGCTGGAAAAGCTGCCCGAAGCGCGGTTCGAGCGCGTCATGGCCGGCCAAGACCCCGACTTCGTGTCGAAGTTCTTCGGCCCCGGTCGCTACGACATCAACGTCGAACTGTTCGGTAGCCAGCTTCCGGTTGCGCAGCAACTGGCCGGCGAAATCCGTGCGTCACGCGCCGTCGCCGCGACCGGCCAAGAGGCGCTGGCGCCGTCGCAGAAGCTGGGCTTCCGGTCGGGCGCGCAGGCGCGCGTCAATGAAGCCTTTCAACCGGGCATGAAGAACATCTTTGTGCGGGGGCTGTCGCGGGTGCTCGGCGGCGTGCCGGGCGTCTACGGTGGCGGCGTGGCGGCCGATCAGATGGCCCGCGAAATGTCGCAGCAGATTTCCCAGAACGCGATGCGCGAGTTGGTGCCGGGGCTGGCCAGCCCGCAACGCGCCGCGGACATGTTGGGCATCCGTAGTTCGAGCAACAAAATCGCCCAGTTTGTTAATAGCCTTAGCCCGACCCAACGTGCCGTGCTGGGGCAGGCGCTCGTGCAGGGCGTGCCCGCGGCGCTGGCGCCAGTGCCCGCGGCGCCCGCGCGGCCTGACTTTGATGAATTCGGCAACTACATCGGGCCTCGCTAGAATGAATACGATTGACCAGACCGAAGCACGACTGAACACCCACGAAGAGGTCTGCGCCCTGCGGTATGAAAGCATCTGCGCCCGTCTGAAGCGACTGGAAGGCATGGGCATCACGGTGGCCGGCACGATCATCCTGTTGCTGATCGGCATTCTCTTGTCGTTGCTGGGCGTAAAATGAGCGCCACTCCGCGCTGGCTGGAGATCGCGCGCTCTTACGAGGGTGTGCGCGAAGTGCCGGGCGCGAGACACAACAGCACCATCCTCGGCTGGCTCAAGCGCCTGAAGGCGTGGTGGGCCGACGATGAGACGCCGTGGTGCGGTCTGTTCGTCGCAGAGTGCATGAAGCAGGCAGGCTTCGACCTGCCGAAGACGTGGATGCGCGCGAGTTCGTGGAGCCTTTGGGGCGCTAACCTGCGCTCGTCGCACGTCGCGCCGGGGGCTATTCTTGTCTTCACCCGTAAGGGCGGAGGCCATGTTGGGTTTTATGTCGGCGAGAGCGCGTTGTTTTACTACGTCCTCGGCGGCAACCAGAACAACATGGTGAACGTGGCCAAGATCGCTAAGGCTCGCTGCACGGCCATTCGCTGGCCCAAGGGCGAGCCTGTCATTGGCGGTCCGGTCCACATGAAGGGTGGCATGGTGTCCACCAGCGAAGCGTAGGAGATGACTATGAACTTTGTGCACTGGCTTCTGGCTCGTCTGAAGGAGCCGAGTACTTATGCAGGCTTCGCCGGCCTCGCGCTGGCGGTCGGCCTGTCGGACGTGCAGTGGGCGGCCGTCTCCACGGCGGTCGCTGGTCTGGCAGGGGTCGCCGCTGTGTTCCTGTCCGAGACGCCCAAGGCGTGATTAAACTTCTGTCGTCCCTGCTGTCGCTGCTGGACCGCCTCTGGGCGGCGTGGGATCAATCCAAGTGGCGGCAGCAGGGGCGGCAAGAAGCGCAGAAGGAGGCAGCCGATGAAGTCCAACGGCAACTCGATCTGGCGGAGCACGCTGCTCGGCTTGACGATCTTGAGCGTAACAAGCGCCTGCGCAACCGTTTCGACGACGCCGCCGGCGGTTAGCTCTTACTGCCTGCTGACAAATCCCATTCGCTACGATAGCCGGATCGACCGGCCGGCGACGGTGGCGCAGATTGAGCAGCACAACTCGGTGTGGGCGTGTCTGTGCGAACAAGACTGTCCCGCCACCGCTCCAGATACCAAATAGCCTTGCCGACCTCCTGCGCCGTGGCGTCCTTGTGCCCGGCGCGGCTTAGGTACTTCAAGGCATTCCCGCGGCAATAGCCGGCGAACTCTTCCGGCGTCAGCTTGGCCTGAATGTAGTCGATGGCTTCAATGCCGCCGGTCTGATAGTGCGGCGGGCTGTTGACCATGTCGCATTCGGCGGCCAGTTCGTTGAGCAATTTGAATTCCGCTTGTAGGTTGCTCATTTGCCGATCCTTTCCGCCAGTTCCTCGCGCTCGCGCATCGTCCGTAGCTTCGACAGCCGCTGGTGCAGCCGCTTGGCGATGGCGATGCGCTTGTGCTTGTTGATCTCCTCGTCGAGCATCCGCTCCAGCGTCGGCTCGTCGTACTCGGGTAGCTTCACGGCAATTGTCTGCCACGATACCTTAGCCATTCTTGAGTTCCTCTAGTGCTACGTCCGACACGGCGCGCTTGTCGTGCAGCGCCGCCCAGATGCGTTCGTCGATGGTGTTGTCCGTCAGCATGACGTAGACCCAAACGTCGCGCGTCTGCCCACTGCGGTGCAGACGCCCAACGGTTTGTTCGTAAAGTTCGAGTGACCACGGCAGCGACAGGAATACCATGTGGCAGCCGCCGTGCTGGAGGTTGAGGCCGTGGCCGGCCGACTTGGGGTGGACCAGCAGCAGTTCGACCTCGCCGCGGTTCCAGCGTTCGATGACGCTCTCGTCGTCCATCGTCTGTGCGTGCGGGAAGCGGCGCTTGAGTTCGGCCAGTTCCTCAAGGTAGCTGTAGGCGACGATAGTGTTCGCCCGCTGGTTTTCGGCCAGCAGTTCTTCCAGCCGGTCAAACTTGTGCGTGCTGAACCAGATGGACTCCACCGCCGCACCGCGGTTGTAGGCAAAGCCGCTGGCCATCTGCTGTAGCTTGCTCGTCACGGCCCCGGCGTTCTGCGCGATGATGCGCTCCTCGCCGAAGCGCGTCACGTATTCCCGCTTCATCTCGTCGTAGGGCGTGCGGTTGTCGAGCGCGACCCGCACCTCGTTGACGTGGCACGGCGGCAGCTTGTCCTTGTACTCGCCCGGCTCCAGCACATAGGTCGCCGGGCGGATGCGCTCCATCACTTGCTCCAGCGCACCGTGGGCGGGCACCCACTGGCCGAAGTCGCGGTTGATGCAGATGAAGTACTGCTGCATGAAGGCGCCCTTGGCGCGGCCCAGCAGCGTCTGGTCCACGATCTTGCACTGGCCGAACACGTCCTCAAGGCCGTTCGACGTGAACGACCCGGTCAGTCCCCAGCGCACACGCACCGGCGCGATCAGCTTCTCCAGCGCCTTGAAGCGTTTGCCGCCCGGGTTCTTCAGGCGCGTGAGTTCGTCAAAGACGATCCCGTCGAAAGCGGACAGGTCGGACAGGGTCTGAAGGTTATCGTAATTCGTGACGATAACCTGAGCGTCGCTGTTCCAAGCATCGGCACGCTCGGCGGGGGTTCCGACTGCAACTCGCAGAGTAATTCCCGCAGCCCACTTCGGCTGCTCGACAGGCCACACGTCGGTGCACACACGCTTTGGTGCAAGCACGAGCCAGCGTTTGACATGGCCGTCATCGAGCATCGCCTTCATAGCTGTCAGGGTGATGGCCGTCTTGCCCGCGCCGACCGGCGCGAGGATCATCGCGCGGTCCCGCTCGTACAGGAAGTCGGCCGCGTCCTCTTGGTAGGGTCTCAGGCGAAGCGGCTGCACCATTCGTCCACCTGATCTTTGGACCACAGGCAGGCGTAGTGCTGCCGGGTGTGCGCCATCTCTTCGGCAAAGATTTCCTGCAAGGCAGACAGCCTGCCGCCGGGCTTCTTCAACTCCACGAACCACGCCTCGCCGTTCGGCATACAGGCGATGCGGTCAGCGACGCCCCGCTGGCTGACGCTGCGGAACTTGTAGGCGTAACCGCCCAGCGCCTTCACGCGCTTCACAAAATAGGTCTCGATTTCCTTTTCGGTCATGCGAGACCCCTATCCCAAAATTTTTTGTGTTTCAAGAGTTGACTCACTTTTTATGTCGTGTAGTGTGGGCGCCCTAGACAGTAAAGTGAGGTACAGTATGCAGCACAGTAGGATCGTCGGCGGTTCGACCGCCAAGCGCGTCATCAACTGCCCCGGCAGCGTGGCGCTGGTGGATAAGATGCCGCCGCAACCCAGCAGCAGCTACGCCGATGAGGGCACGCTCCTGCACGACACCATCGCAGACATTCTGGACGGCAAAGGCACGGTCGAGAGCTATCTCGGTCGCAAGCACGCCGATGCGGTGCTGACGCAAGACCTGATCGACGCCAAGCTGGCGGTCGCGCTGGCGGCGCTTGATGCCGTCGATCCGCAGGGGGAGATGGAGTATGCCGTCGAAAGTCGGGTTGGCTTTGGCGACCTGTTGCCTGACGTGTTCGGCTCTACTGATCTGCTTGGTCGGATTGGCGGCCGCGCTGTGGTGCTTGACTGGAAGTTTGGCGACGGTGTGGCAGTCAGCGCAGAAGAGAACCCGCAACTGCTGTTCTACGCCGCCGCGGCCATGCGGACGCCCAAGGTAAAGTGGGTGTTCGACGGCGCTGACGAGATTGAGATGATCATCGTCCAGCCGCCGAGCGTCAAGCGTTGGTTGACGACGCCCGCCCGTGTGGCGGCGTTCGAGGGCGAACTGGTCGCGGCGGTCAAGACCGCACTGAAGCCTGACGCGCCGCTGGCAGCGGGCGACTGGTGCCGCTGGTGCGCGGCCAAGCCAATCTGCCCGCTGATGACGGGCGCGGTGGACCGCATGGTCAAGGCCAAGCTGGAGGCGCTGCCGCGCGACCAGATCGCCCGCTATCTCGACATGGTGCCGACCGTCGAGTCCTTCATCAAAGACTTGCAGCAGTTGGCGCACGGGCTGCTGGAGGAAGGCCAGCCGGTGCCGGGCTACAAGCTGGTGCCCAAGCGCGCGACGCGCCAGTGGGTCGATGAGGACAGGGCCGTGGCGTTCCTGACGAGCGCCGGCGTTGAGGCGTGGGGCGAGCCGAAGGCGCTGTCGCCGGCGCAGGCCGAGAAGGCGCTCAAGAAGGCCAAGATAGAATTGCCGGATGACCTCGTGGTCTCCGTCTCCACAGGTAACACGTTGGCACCGGAGAGCGATCCCCGGCCCGCGGTGTTGCAGATCGGTCAGATGCTGTCGAAGGCTATGGCTAAAATCCAGTAAAGAGAAAGGTACAGTACAATGAATGATGTCGTGAAGTTTGGCGGGTCGAACCTGCCGTCGGTCAAGTCGCTGTCGTCGGCGCTGCGTTCGGTTGCGGCCGACGTGGGCGTGGGCGCAGGTGGTATGGTCATCCTCAAGATGGATAAGACCGGCCACTGGGTGTTCGGCGCGGATCAGACCGAAGTCGAAGATGACAGCATCTGGGCCGTCAACCCCTTCTCGTTCGTCCACGGCTATATCTGCTGGGGTGAAGGTGAAGTGCTGGGCGAAAAGATGGTCGGCGTTGCCGAGCCGCTGCCTGAGTTGGAGCCGGCGCCGGCTGCATCGAAGCGGGGCTGGGAGATGCAGGTCGGCATGACGCTGGCGTGCACCAACGGCGAAGACGAAGGGATGCAGGCGCGTTATTCCGCCACATCCGTGGGCGGTAAGAAGGCCGTGCAGGCTCTTGCCGTTGCCATCGCCGAACAGGTGGACAAGGATCAGGACCACCCTGTTCCACTGGTGCGTCTGAAGAAGGAGCACTACCAGCACAAGTCCTATGGCCGCATCTTTACGCCCGTGTTCGAGGTCGTGAAGTGGGTGGGGCTTGACGCCGAGGCTGTTGCCGACGAAGCTGACCCTGCTGTCGAAGACGAAGTGGCTGCGGACGAGGCTCCGCGCCGTCGTCGCCGCGCGACAGCGTAAGGGGGCGCGAAAGCCGGGGGCAGTTCTTCCCTGCTGCCCCCGGCGAGTAGCGGATGAGTGAGGCATCCGTGACTATTCTTTGGACCGATTTCGAGACGCGCAGCCGCTGCGACCTACGCGAGCGCGGCGTCTACAACTACGCGATGGACCTGAGCACCGATGTGCTGTGCATGTCCTACGCGTTCGACGATGGCGACGTGCGGACGTGGCGCCCCGGCGCGCCTTTCCCGCAGGACGTGGCCAAGCACAAGGGCCAGATACGCGCGCACAACGCCGCGTTCGAGCGCCTGATCTTCTGGTATGTGCTCCAGTGCGACTTCAAGCTGGAGCAGTTCTACTGCACCGCTGCGCAAGCCCGCGCCAACTGCGCGCCGGGCAGCCTAGAGGACGTGGGCCGCTTCGCTGGCGCGGGGATGCGCAAGGACCACCGCGGCAACCAACTCATTCGTCTGTTGTCCATCCCGCAGGCTGACGGGTCGTTCCGCGAGGACGAAGACCTGATGGCCGAGATGGTCCAATACTGCGAACAGGATGTCCGCGCCATGCGCGCGATCAGTCAGGCGTTGCGGGAGTTGTCGGCCGATGAGTTGCGAGACTATCATGTTAATGAGCGCGTCAACGACCGCGGTGTCCTGCTTGATAAACCTCTGGCTCTGGCGGCGGTGCGTTACGCTGAACAGGAGGCTGTCGAGATACAAGACCTCGTTCGTGAAATTACTGAAGGCGAAATCACGTCGGTCCGCAGCCCGAAGATGCGCCAATGGGTTCTCGACCGCGTCGGCCCCCAAGCGCTAAGGCTGGCCACGGTTCACAAGGACGGCGAAGCCAAGCTATCCATCGACAAGAACGTGCGCGCCAACCTGCTGGCGCTGGCGGAGGAAAACGCGGATGAAGTCCCGGCGGAAGTGGCAGACGTTATCCAGTGCGCAGACGACCTGTGGGCGTCGTCTGTGGCGAAGTTCAGCCGTGCGGCGGCGCTGGCTGATGAAGAAGATAGCCGAGTTAGAGGCGCGTTCGTATTTGCAGGAGGCAGCGCTACTGGCCGTGCTTCGTCATTTGGACTTCAAGTCCACAACTTCCCGCGACGCTGCGCCGCCGACCCGGCACTAGCGCGCGAGGCTATGGTGCGCGGCCACAAGGTCGTGCCCAAGTTCGGCCCCCGCGTCACGGACGTGCTGAAGGGTATGCTGCGCCCTGCGCTGATGGCCGACAAGGGCAAGGTGCTGGTCGTGGCCGACTGGGCCGCCATCGAGGCGCGGGTGACGCCGTGGGCGTCGAATAGCCAGAGCGGCCGCGCCAAGCTGGACATCTTCGCCAAGGGCGAGGACGTTTACAAGCACAACGCCGCGGCGACCTTCCGCGTGCCCTACGCCGAGGTTGACAAGGACCAGCGCCAGATCGGCAAGGTGCAGGAGTTGGCGTGCGGCTTCGCCGGCGGCGTGGGCGCCTTCGCGTCGATGGGCCGCATCTACAACATCATCCTGTCCGAGCGCGAGAGCAAGCGCATGGTCGATGCGTGGCGCCGGGCGAACGGCTGGTCGGTGCCCTACTGGTCGAAGCTGGAGCATTCCTATCTGGCCGCCATGCGCAACCCCGGCCACGAGTTTACCGCTGGCCGGGTCACATATTTATTCGACAAACAGCATCTATGGTATGCCCTGCCGAGCGGACGTGTGTTATGCTATCCTTTCGCCTGCTTCAATGACGAGGGCGATCTGACCTACGCGAAGGCGTCGTGGAAGCCGTCAGCCGACGCGAAGGAATGGCCGCGCGCCCGTCTTTGGCGCGGTCTGGCCTGCGAGAACATTACGCAAGCCGTGGCCAACGACCTGTTGCGCCACACGCTGAAGCGGCTGGACGAGGAGGGGCTGGACGTGGTGCTTCATGTGCATGACGAAGTGGTGCTGGAAGTGCCTGAGGCGGACGCGGAACGCGCGGCCGCACGGCTCGTGGAGATCATGTGTCAACCGCCGGAATGGGCCAAGGGGCTGCCGCTGAACGCGGAAGTCGCCACAATGGTCAGATATGGCAAGTGAGGAGCAAGCGATGAGTGAGGATCGCACGACGTTTATCGACTACATCACAGGCTTGACGGACGTGGACGGCGAGACCGTCCTGCTGCTCAAGCAGAAGCCGAAGAAGGATGGTGAGGGCAACATCATCTATCACGGCGACGGCGTCCCGAAGGCGACCTTCCCGGCCTTCCTGCCCGACCATGCGCGCATCAAGGATGGCGAGGCATGGTATGTGAACACCGGCTCGTTCGTCATCGATCGCTTCGAGGACGGCAAGCCAAGCGCGAAGGCTGAGAATTGCGAATACGTCCTGTTCATGATGCTGGACGACATCGGCACCAAGTCGAAAGAGCCGCCGCTGCCGCCGACGTGGATCATGGAGACCAGCGCCGGATCGTTCCAGTGGGGCTACGCCTTCAGCGAGCAGCCAACCAAGCACGAGTTCACCGCCGCCATCAAGGCCATTGCCGAGGCGGGCTATACCGACCCGGGCGCGACCAACGCCGTGCGCAACTGCCGCATCCCCGGCAGCGTCAACCTGAAGCAGGGGCGCGACCTGTTCCCTGCGCGGCTGGTCGAGTTCCACACCGACCGCGAATACACACTGGCCGAGATTTGCGAGGCGTTGGACGTGACGCCTGCCGAGCCTGACACGGCTGAGTTCCGCCGCATCGCCATCCGCGACACGGGCGGCGATACTGTCCTGCAATGGCTGTCCGACAACAACCTTGTGCTGACCAAGGTCAACAACGAGGGCTGGTGCGGCGTGGTCTGCCCCAACCATGCCGAGCACTCTGACGGCAACATTGAGGGCCGTTACAAGCCGCTGGATCGCTCTTACTGCTGCTACCACGGCCACTGCCAGCACATCGACAGCCGCACTTTCCTTGAGTGGGTGGCCGAGAACGACGGCCCGAAGGTGACGCCGGGGTTGCGTGAGGAGTTGCTCACCGAGCGGCTGCGGCTGATGAGCGAGAAAATCCAGCCGACCGACGCCTTCCCTGACGAGGCGGCCGCGCGCATCCGTGAGGTTGAGCGCAAGGAAGCCGGGCGGCTGGAGCGTTCGGAGTGGTTCGAGCGGTTCGCCTACGTCCAGTCGGATGATGCCTATTTCGACATGGTGACGCGGCGCGAGGTGGCGCGGGGCGTGTTCAACGCGCTGTTCCGCCATGTCGATTGCCGGTCGGTGCACAACAAGAGGAAGCCGGTGCAGGCGTCCACCTATTTCGACGAGCGGCGGCAGGAATACGGCGCGAAGGCGCTCATCGGCGTGACGTTCGCGCCGGGCGAAGACGTGCTGGTGACGCGCGACGGGCTGGTCTACGGCAATCGGTGGGTCAACCACCGCCCCGACATGAGCGGATCGGATCAGATGTCCGACACCGACGTGGAGCGTTGGCTGGACCACTGCCGCGTGCTGGTGCCCGACGAGAAAGAGTTGGCGCATGTCCTCAACGTGATGGCCTACAAGGTGCAGCACCCGAATGTGAAGATCAATCACGCGGTGCTGCACGGCGGCGACGAAGGGTCGGGCAAGGACACCATGTGGGCGCCCTTCCTGTGGGCCATCGGCGGCCCGCACCAGCACAACCGGTCGATCATCGAGACCGGCGGGCTGGACAGCCAGTGGGGCTACGGGCTGGAGGCCGAGGTGGTCATCCTGAACGAGTTGAAGGAACCCGAGGCGCGTGAGCGCCGGGCGCTGGCCAACAAGCTGAAGCCGATCATCGCCGCGCCGCCTGAGACCATCTCGATCAACCGCAAGGGGCTGCACCCCTATGAGATGCTCAACCGGCTTCAGGTGATTGCGTTCACCAACGACCCGCTGCCGATCACGATACCGACGCAGGACCGCCGTTGGTTCTGCCTGTGGTCGCACGCGCCGCGCATGGCCGAGGACGCAGGCCCGGCGCTGTGGGCGTGGTATAAGTCGGGCGGTTTCGAAAAGGTCGCCGCGTGGCTGTGGCAGCGCGACGTGAGCCGGTTCAATCCGGCCGGTGCGCCGCCGGTCACTGAGTGGAAGCTGAACATGGTCGAGCATGGCCTGTCAGTTGCCGAGAGCTATCTGGTCGATATGCTGCGCGGGCGCACGAGCGTGTTTGCGCGGGGCGTGGTTGGTGCGCCGTTCCATAAGCTGTGCGACACCATCGCCAGCACCCTCCCGGCAAACACGAAGGTGCCGCAAGCAGCGCTCCTGCACGCCTTCAAGGAAGCGGGTTGGATCGACTGCGGTCGGATCGCGTCGGTCGAGTTCCAAACCAAGAAACAAATCTTCGCCGCGCCGGACGTGCTGGCGGCCCACAGCAAAAGCGAATTGCGCCGCATGGTGGAATATGTTGCGCCTTCCGATGGCGGTGTGGTAAAGCTCTGACGTCAGTTTGCTCCTGACGTCTGCATAAAGCCCCCGGCAGTATGGCCTCACTCCATACTGCCGGGGGCTTTTTTATTCTACGCGGGTGACGGTTGTCGCGCCGTCAGCGGTGCGGCACTGGTAGAAGCGCCCTGTGCGGATGCCGTATTGGCTGGCGTTGCTACAGATGCGCTTGGCGGCGGCGCGGTCGGGCGCTGGCAGGGTGACGCTATCGCCCACGGCCATGTGCCGGAAGGGGTAGGTTGGCGGGCGTCCTACGGGCATAGTTCGATCACTTCAATGTCGTCGATCTGCGCGACGTGGCGGCGCTTGTCGCGTGTCAGCCGCCGCTTGGCGATGGCGGCGGCTTGGTGCGGGTCGGGCGCGCAGGTGCGGATCGAAGTGGTGCGGCGATGGCCGAAGGGCGTGGTGTAAGTCACGCGGCAAAAGTAATCTATGTCGCGCATCGCTCCCTCTCCCTCTGTCGCAGCTTCGGCTTCGACTGGCAGTCAGTGCGCAGGCAGCCGCGCACACCAGCCGGGGCGATATCTGCCCGGCAGTGGTCGCACCATATGGCTTGCGGGTGTGGCTTCAGTTGACGGGTCACAGCATACCCCGCACTTCGCAGGCGCGGCGCAGGTGCACGGGCGTGGTGCCCCAGATGCGTCCAGCGCGGTCATAGGCGCGGCATAGCGTGCGCAGGCGGTCGTCTGAGGCTCTGAGCGCCAGCCGTAGGCGTTCGTGTTCTTGTAAGGCTTCCACGGCTTCTCGGAGCACGTCGAGGTCGGTTAGCATGTCGGTGTCGATTGTGGTGGTCATGTCAGGTGCTCCTTGCTCTCTATTTTCATTGCGACTTGTCTGTAGCCGTGCTTGCGCAGCCACTCTGCGATCAGCGTTTCACGCGCCTGCACGGCGGTGCCGCTTTCGATCATGTCGCACAGGGCGCGGAATGGGCCTCCAACGTCGGCGCTATGTTTGTCGCGCAGGTCTTCAACGGGGAAGGCTACCCATCCACTCCGCTTCGCAGCTTCGATCAGCACCCAGTCGGGCGGTGTTTGCATGTCGGTCACCAGTCATTCTCCTCATCAATCAGGTCGGGCATATGCTCACGCATCCATGCGCGGCGGCGGCACTCGGCCATGTAGTCGGCTTGCCTCTCGGCCCACTTGGCGAGGTAGCGGTCGGGGATCATGCGGGGTCTCCCTCGATCTTGCGCAAGAGAGCGCGGACTTGCTGTCCTAAGGGGGTGAGGCGACCCGCAGTTCCCCCGAAGGATGTTGCTCGTGAGCTTGTCAGGCCTTTCTTGTTCGTATGAACAATTTCAGTTGGGCTAACCAGCTTCCAAGCACCGGACAATTCCAACACGGTTTTCCTCTGCGCCTTCGTCAGCTTTGCCGCGATCTGCGCGATGTCAGTGGTCTGCATGGTGCTTCCCCTTCTCAAGTTCTTTCGCGGCAACACGCAGGATGGCCGCGCAGATTTTTCTTGCATACCACCGCCAAGGCAGCAGCCCGCGAAACGGCTTAATGTTTGCAGCTTCCTTCCGCAGCCAAGCGATCACCCGCTTCTCGTCGTCCGAGGGCACGTAGGGGCGGGTCATGTGCGCGGCTCCGCGAGATAGGCGTTGATCCGGTCAATCAGTGACTCGACTATTGCATCGAGGCTGTATCTCTCCACGCATTCTAACAAACGTGGGCACTCAGAGAGCAAGCCCTTCGCCCCCGCCAGTTCCGCCTCAAGTTCGGCGATGCGGGCGCGAAGGACATCTGCCTCACCGGACGCGGCGCGACTAAGTTGCTCGTAGTCATCGCGTTCGACTTGCAGGGCTTCGATCACCGCCCACGCTTCCGGGCCTTCCGGGTTCCGGTACCATTGCGTCCTGATGCCGGAATAGTCGGGCCGGTTGCCCTCGACCTTAAGCAAAGCGACTTTGAGAGCTTCTATATCCACCCCTTCGCCCCCGCTCATGCTTCACCTCGGGCGGCGAGAAGCGCGTCGGCGAGGCAAAGCGACACAACGGCAGCCTCTTTGTATTCTTCGTCCGTCGGGATGTAACCGCCGGTAATGCAGCCAGCAAGCCCCGCCAAAGCCTGCCCCGCATACCAATCCCGCAGGGTCATGCCCGGTACATTGGAGTAGTAGGGGTTTGGAAACGCGGGTGGGTTCTCGGGCTTATCCATTCTTCCGTTCCTTCCTCTGATAAGTGGGCCTGACTTCGGCGTAGGTCTTGCCGTCAGCGCGGCGGATGGGCCAAGCGTTGTCAGGCGACACGCGGCGCTTGGGATCGGGGATGCAGGCTATGCGGGCGGGGGTCATGCTTCCAAATCCGGCCCCGCATCCAACGCAGCCAGCTTGGCGTCGATCTCAGCGCGTTGCGCCAGCAGTTCTTCTCGGGTCGGGGTCATGTCAGGCTCCATACGATAAGTGCGCCCAGCGCGATCAGATACGCGCCCAGCAGGCAGAGAATGACGGCCCAAGCGATGCTGGCCGTCCGGTCGAAGGGCTCGTGGGACATTAGCCCAAATCCTCCAGAATGAGCGCCAGCGCCGCCAGCGCCAGCGCAAACACAAAGGCCATCATGCGTCTGATTGCGCGTCATGGATGGCGTTTTCGATGGCTTGCAGTTCGTCTATCAGCGCATCGACGCGCTGGCCTAGCTCGTCATTCTCCGCTTGCAGGTCGAAGATAAGGTTTTCGCCATGCTCCATTTCCTCCAGCCGTTCGCCTAGGGCGATGGCCAGTTCGTTCGGGCAGTCCCGCGCGGCTTCGATCAGTGTGCGGGTGGACAGCGCGCGCCAATCGGTGCGGTCAAGGTTCGGGTTGTATGCCATTACAGTTCATCCTCTTCTATTGCGTAGGCCCAACCGTCGCGCACGATGCGTTCGGCGGCGGCCTCGGCGTGGTTGATGTCGATGTAGCGCGCGGCGCAGGCCTCGCAGGTGGTGGTCTTGCCATCCGCGGCGAGAAATACCTCGCCGTCTTCGGGGTTCCATAGGGTGACGATGTAGGTGTGCATGGCTTAGGCCTCCCAGCCGTCCATAGCGTGATAGATAGCGCTCGCGCTGTAGGGCGCGCCATCAGGCGTGCGCGGCATAGGCGTGCCATAGTCAGCGCTCTTGAGCGCGCGCAGGAACGCCTTTGCCGCGCGCTTGCGAGAGCCGCCAGCCGCGCGCAGCCATGACAGGCCAGAGCGGTAAAGGTTTTCGTCATTATTGAGCCACAGGCTCACGTTCCAGTGGTTCCAATTGCGGTGGCCGTTGTAAGGCTTGCTCATATCAGTTGCTCCATATCAGGCACTAGCGCCAATGCTGGCCAGCGTTGGGGTGCGCTGGCCAGTGAGGGCGTTAGTGTCAGCCTGCCATGGCCGATCGGGCGGCCCACGCATCGCACGGATCCGTGTGCCCCGATCGGATCGGCATCAGCACGGCGAAAGCATCATCGCAGGTGGGGAAAGTCACGCCAGCCGGGCTTTCGCCGTTATGGTGGATATGCGCAGACAGGACAGGCTTGCCGCGGCCAAACAGGATCTCGCCAATCTTGCCCATATCGGCCACATAGGCGGGATTGAATTGCGCCGTTTCACCGGACAATTCGGTCGGCACCGCGCGCCGCCAATCGGGGAAAATGCCGTCGATCGGCTGGCACAAGATGCTGCCCACGCGATCGGGCGCGATTGTGATCGTCTCGGCCTTGTAGCCGGTCAACGCGCGCTTAAGCACGTCGCGGCAGATAATCCAGCCGTCAAAGGCGGGAACGTCGGCTAGGTCGATCTTGCCGCAGAACAGGCGGTGGCCATCGGTCGAAACGATGAACCCCTTCGGATCCACGTAAACGCCGTTCAGATAATAGCGCACCTTTTCGGTCGATGCGCAAAGCAGCGCGGCCTTGAGAGTGGCGGTCGGCACTTCGATTGCGGTGGTGGTGGTCATGTCTGTTTGCTCCAGTGTTGGTGTTGGGGTTAGTTGGCGCGATACGCGGCGACGAAACACATTGCCGCGACCACGAGGATGATGAAGGCTTCAAAGGGCATGGGTTTGCGCAAAGAACGGCGTGTAGGCCTTGCAGTTGATTGCCAGCGCAGTGGCGGCGGCCTCGGCGGCGCTGGTGTATGCGCGCGTCAGGTGATGGACAGGCGCGCCAGTGTCGATGCGATAGATGCGGACTTCGTAAGTCATGGTCGTTTGCTCCGGTGTGTTGCCGGGCGGTGTGCGCCGCCCGGCGGGTTGGTTAGGCGAACCGCGCGCGGACTTGTCCCGCGTCAAGGTAATCGTGGCGGCGGAGAAACGCGGCCTTGGCATCCTTGCAGGTGCGCGACCACGTGGTGCTGCAATAGTATTGCCAGACTCCGCGGGTGCGGTTCAAAAGGTAAATGTCGATCTTGCGGTTGTCGATTTTCATGGTCGTTTGCTCCGTGTTGGTGATTAGAGGGGGCGGATTGCGTCGAACACCATAAAGGCGAGCAGTGCGAGGAAACCGGCGAGGGAAAGCAGTATGTCTATGTCGTTTTGCTCCGATTGGCGGTTGCTGTTGAACCCTCATATGAACCCTCAAATGCACCCTGTCAACATAAAAAGTGTGACAGAAAGAGAAAAAAGATCGCTTGCCAGCGCCGCGCAGGTTTGATAAAGCGACAGCCGTCGCTTTATCAAAAAGCGGTTGGGCAACCCTTGGCAATCTGCCAGTGCTGAATTGCCCAGAATTGCCCATGGTTGTCGCACAATCTGTTTCCTTACTTACATGAGTGTCAGTAAGGCGAACCTTCAATAGGTGTTTTGGGCGGAATTCTAGGTCATGGCGCGGCATCGAAAGCGCCCAGCGAAAAAGCGCCCGCGATCAAGGGTTTCCCTATCTGATTGGCTATCTAGGCTATTGATTGTAGTTTTCCAGGATTTTTGTAGTTGTTAAGAATGGTTCTTAAGTAGAAGAATTTAGGGCAATTGAAAACGGATGACCCAGATTGCCCAGATGACCCAGCGCCACCAAACTTGAACCAGTTTTGGTTCGGTCGCCCCGGGGCGCATTTTGCCCTGGCCTTTCGTTCGCGTTCTGTTCCTTATTGTAATAATGTTGCGCAGCCAGCCGGGCGTTTGCGCAATGGGCGCGCGCATCCGCGCCAGCCGAATGTGTGCTGCCCAGATTGCCCAGACTGCCCAGCCAAAAGGTCAAAGCCAGCGCCGCGCAGCGCAGCGTTTTTTGCTGCAATGCAGCATGGAGGGAGGGGGGGGTGGGGCCGGCGGGGGCGTGACTGTCACGGGCACGGACCGCAAACAATTTTTTTATTTTTGAAAAATTGCAAACCCGACCGAAACATATTATCGTGCGGCCATGACCTTCTACTCACTGCCATTCACGCCCGAGCGCGTCGAAGCCACTGAGGCGCGTCTGGAAGCCATCTATGAAGCGGCCAAGTACGGCCTGAAGGGCGACAGCCTCGCGCTCAAGGCTGGCCTGACCCCGGCGCAGTATCGCCGGCTGCAAGAGTTCGACCCGTTGGTCGAGATGGCCGAACTCAAGGGCCGCGCCGATGGCGAATGGATGGCGGCCAAGACGCTGCACGACGCGGCGGCCGACGGCGACGCTAAGGCCGCGCTCGACATCCTCAAGCACAGCCACGGCTGGGTGGCCAAGCAGCAGGTTGACGTGAACATCGACCAGCAGATTAGCGTGCTCGGCGCGCTGGAGCGCGCGCAGACCCGCGTGATAGAGGGTATCTACACGCAGGTAGATGCGCTAGAAGACCTAAGCAAACAGACGGAGACGGTCGATGCGCAACGCGATGAATAGCGGCTTTCTGGCCTCCTACCTGCCGCCCGAGGGTGGCGGCCCGGCGATGGTGCAGATGAGCCGTCCCGACATCTACGGCGGCACTGAGTTCGGCGGGGGCGGCGGCTTTGCGGCGCCGTCCTATAGCCCGCCGCCGGCGCCTCCATTCGCGCCATCGTTCGCCCCTTCGTTCGCGCCGTCGGCGCCGCCGATGACGGGCGGTATGGGCATGTACCGGCCGCCGTTCCGCGGCATGGGAGGCATGGGCATGACGGCCATCGACGAGCCGCAGCGCGGGCCGGTCAACTTCATGGCGCAGCAGTTCGGCGCCCCGCGCAGCCGCGGCTACAGCGCCTACGGCTCCTACAGCGGCCTCAACCCTTTCGGCGGCGGGTTTAACCCCTACGACCGGATGTTCTGATGCAGCAGCCAATCTACTCAGCGCAAGACGAGATGGAGATCATGGCGCGGCTGTGGTCTCCGACAATCAAAGACGACCCACTGGCGTTCGTGCTGCTGGCATTCCCGTGGCGCGAACAGGGCACACCGCTGGAACACTTCGACGGGCCGCGCCGCTGGCAGCGCAACATCCTCGCCGACCTGCGCGACCACATCAAAGCGAACCACGGCCGCATCGACTTCGAGACCTTCCGCATGGCTGTGGCCTCAGGGCGCGGGATCGGCAAGTCGGCCCTCGTCTCGTGGTTGGTGATCTGGATGCTGTCCACGCGCATCGGCGGGTCGGTCATCGTGTCGGCCAACTCCGAGGCGCAGCTACGCTCGGTCACGTGGGCGGAGATTACCAAGTGGCTGGCGATGTCGCTCAACAGCCACTGGTTCGAGATCGCCGCGACGCGCATCATGCCGGCCAAGTGGCTGACGGAGATCGTCGAGAAAGACCTCAAGAAAGGCACGCGCTACTGGTCCATCGAAGGGCGGCTGTGGTCGGAAGAAAACCCCGACGCCTACGCCGGTCTGCACAACCACGACGGCGTCATGCTGGTGTTCGACGAAGCCAGCGGTATCCCCGACAGCATCTGGTCGGTGGCGGACGGCTTCTTCACCGAGAACACGCCGCACCGCTTCCATCTGGCGTTCTCCAACCCGCGACGTAACACCGGGTACTTCTACGAGACGTTCAACTCCAAGCGCAACTTCTGGCGCACCAAGAACATCGACGCGCGCGAAGTGGAGGGGACGGACAAGAACCTCTATCAGCGCATCATCGACGAGTACGGATCAGACAGCTATCAGGCCAACGTCGAGGTCTACGGCCAGTTTCCCAGCGAAGGCGACGACCAGTTCATCGCGGTCAACGTGGTGGACGACGCCATGCGCCGGCCCAAGTACAAGGACGCCAGCGCGCCGATCACCATCGGCGTCGATCCGGCGCGGTTCGGCTCGGACGCCACCGTCATCGCCATACGGCAGGGGCGCGACATCATCGCGCTGAAACGGCACCGGGGCGCGGACACGATGGAAGTGGTCGGGCACGTCATCGACGCTATAGAGGAATACAAGCCGGCGTTGGTGTGCGTCGATGAAGGCGGTTTGGGGGCCGGCGTCGTAGACCGGCTCAAGGAGCAGCGGTACAAGATCAGGGGCGTCAACTTCGGCAACAAGGCGCAGAAGCAGCTCATGTACGGCAACAAGCGCGCCGAGATGTGGGGCGCCATGCGCGACTGGCTCAAGGACGCCTCGCTGCCTGAGGATCGCTTTCTGAAGACCGACCTCATCGGGCCGCGCGTCAAGCCCGACAGCAAGGGTACGCTGTTCCTCGAAAGCAAGAAGGACATGAAGTCGCGCGGGCTGGCATCGCCTGACGCGGCCGACGCCATCGCGCTCACATTTGCCTTCCCGGTGGCCTCACGCGAGTTTCGTGCCGACCGCGTTGACAGAAAGCCCATGCGAGGGTATTCTTCGGCCGGTGTATCTACAAGTTGGATGGGCAGCTAAAGCATGGCCGACAAGCGCAAGTCAGTGTCGCTGGCCGTCGGGCGCGGCGAAAAGCTGCCCGTATCTAAGGGCGCGGGGCTGACGGCCAAGGGCCGGGCCAAGTATAACGCCGCCACGGGCAGCAAACTCAAGGCGCCGGCGCCCAACCCCAAGACCAAGGCCGATGCGGCCCGTAAGAAGTCGTTCTGCGCCCGTATGGGTGCCGTTGCAGCCAAGGCTAAGGACGGCGAACGCGCCCGTGCTAGCCTCAAGCGGTGGAAATGCTCATGAAGCCCGGTCTCTACGCCAACATTCACGCCAAACGCGAGCGCATCAAGGCCGGATCGGGCGAAAAAATGCGCAAACCGGGCACCAAGGGCGCCCCGACCGCCAAGGCGTTCCGCGAGAGCGCCAAAACTGCTAAAAAACCCACCAAGAAAGGCAAATAAATGGCCAAGCCGTTCCTCCGCGTCCGTCTCGACAAGCCGATGGCGGCCAAGCCAGCCCCCAAGTCGCCCAAAATCGCGCCCAAGGGCGCCGCAAAGCCGGCTCCGAAGCCCATGCCGCTGGTCAAGCCCGCTGCCAAGGCCGCCGCGTCGGCCATCGACCGCGCTAACCGCGCTCAAGCGATGGAAGCCCGTGAGGCCCGCATGGTGGGCGTTGGCGCCAAGTCGCCTGCGGCCAAGATGAAGGCCACTGCGGCCGAAGCAGCGGCCATCGACCGCGCCAACCGTGCGCAGGCCCGCGAAGCGCAGATCATCCGCACCACCGTGCGCGAGCGCACCACGCCGCCGAAGAAGAAGTAAGATGCCGCTCGTCAAATCGACCAGCAAGGCTGCGTTCCGCAAGAACATTAAGGCCGAGATCAAGGCTGGAAAGCCGCAGAAGCAGGCCGTGGCCATCGCCTACAGCGTGAAGCGCCAAGCGGCCAAGAAGGGCAAAAAGTAGCATCATGGCGGACCCCACGGGCATCAATAAGGCGGGTAAGGTCGCCAATATAGGGTCTAACCCTGCCAAATCGTCGGGTGACGACGACAAAATGGCGACCATGCGCAGCCGTCTCCAGATGGCGATGGCGGCCTACGCGGACAGCCGCGAGGACGAGTTGGACGACCTGCGCTTCATGGCAGGCTCGCCCGACAACCAGTGGCAGTGGCCCGCCGACGTGCTCCAGACGCGGGGGGCCGTGCAGGGTCAAACGATCAACGCACGCCCGTGCCTCACGATCAACAAGCTGCCGCAGCACGTCCGCATGGTGACGAACGAGCAGCGCCAGAACCGCCCGTCGGGCAAGGTCATCCCGGCCGACGACAACGCTGACGTGCAGGTCGCTGAGATTTTCAACGGCATCGTGCGGCACATCGAGTACATGTCGGACGCCGACGTGGCCTACGACACGGCCTGCGACAATCAGGTCACTTACGGCGAAGGCTACATCCGCCTTCTGACCGAATACTGCAACGACGAGACGTTCGATCAGGACATCAAGATCGGCCGCGTGCGCAACGCCTTTAGCGTCTACATGGACCCCACGATCCAAGACCCGTGCGGTGCGGACGCCAAGTGGTGCTTCATCACTGAGGACATCCTCAAGACCGAATACGAAGAGATGTTCCCGGATGCCACGCCGATCAGCACGCTGATGGCGCAGGGCGTCGGTAACGAGAGCATGGCGCAGTGGCTGGTGGAAGACACCATCCGCATCGCGGAGTATTTCTACTACCAGACCGAGCGCGCCACGCTCCACCTTTACCCGGACAACCAGACTGCGTTCCGCGGCACGCCGCAGGATAAGATGCTGTCTGGCATGTTCGGTAAGCCCATCCGCAGCCGTGAGGTAGACCGCAAGAAGGTCATGTGGATGAAGACCAACGGGTTCGACATTCTCGAAGAACGAGAGTGGCCCGGCAAGTGGATACCCGTCGTTCGCGTCATCGGGAACGAGTGGGAAGTGGAAGGCCGTCTGTACATCTCCGGCCTCGTGCGCAACGCCAAGGACGCGCAGCGCATGTACAACTATTGGACCAGCCAAGAGGCAGAAATGCTCGCGCTGGCGCCCAAGGCACCCTTCATTGGCTATGGCGGCCAGTTCGAAGGGTATGAGATGCAGTGGAAGACCGCCAACACGACCAACTGGCCGTATCTGGAGGTCAATCCCGACGTGACGGATGGCGCGGGTAACGTCCTCCCTCTCCCGCAACGCGCGCCGCCTCCGTTGCCCCAGACTGGCCTGATCCAAGCCAAAATGGGGGCTGCTGAAGACATCAAGGGCACCACCGGCCAGTATGACGCCTCGCTGGGCATCGGCGGCAACGAGCGGTCCGCCAAGGCCATCGTAGCCCGCGAAAAGCAGGGCGACACCGGCACCTATCACTACGTGGACAATCTGGCCCGCGCGATCCGCCACCTGACCCGTCAGATCGTGGACATCATCCCGAAGATTTACGACACCCAGCGCATCGCCCGCATTATCGGCGTCGATGGCGAAGTCGATATGGTCAAGTTTAACCCGATGCAGCCGGAACCCGTCAAGGAAGTCCGGGACATGCAAACGGGCGCGCTGATTGAGAAAATCTACAACCCCGGCGTCGGCACCTACGACGTGATGGTCACGACTGGCCCCGGCTACATGACCAAGCGTCAGGAAGCCCTCGAAGCCATGAGCCAAATTTTGCAGGCCAACCCGGCGCTCTGGACTGTGGCAGGCGACCTGTTCATCAAGAACATGGACTGGCCGGGCGCGCAGGAGATGGCGCAGCGGTTCAAGAAGATTTTGGACCCCAAGGTGCTCTCGGAAGGCGATCAGTCGCCCGAAATGATGGCGGCCCAGCAGCAGATCGAAGCCATGACGCAGGAGTTGAACCGCGTCACGGACATCCTGCAAAACATTCAGGACAGCACCGAGCAGCAGAAGGTCGAGATCGACCGCTACAAGTCCGAAATCGACGCCTACAACGCCGAAACCAAGCGCATTGCCGCCGTCCAGCAGTCCATGACGCCCGAGCAAATTCAGGACATCGTCATGGGCACCATCGCTGCGGCGCTCGACACGGGCGACCTGATCGACGGTGCGCCTGAGATGCGCGAGATGCCGGAAATGGAAGACATGATGGGCATGGAAGAAGGCGCCATGCCGCCGCCGATGCCGCCCGAAATGGCTCCAGAAACACCCCCTGAAGGACTGATGTGATGAAGTGCGCTGATTTTGTCGGAATGATGTTTCTGGCCCGCGACGTGGCGCACAGCGCGCACCTGAACACGCGCAGCTACGCCAAGCACGTCGCGCTGAACGAGTTCTACGACGGCATCATCGACCTCGCGGACAAGTTCGCCGAAGCCTATCAGGGCAAGTACGGCCTGATCGGCCCGATCTCGCTCATGTCGGCCAAGAAGACCAACAACGTGGTCGAGTTCCTTGAGGGTCAAGTGGACGACCTCATGGAAATGCGATATAAAGTCGTCGATAAGGATTGCACACCGATCCAGAACATCATCGACGAGATTTTCGGGCTGTATTACACCACCCTGTACAAACTCAAATTTTTGGCGTGAGGCTGACCTATGGAACTGCTTAATCCCTGCGATCAAACCGCGTATCCGTCCTATAGCGTCGCCTACACGGGCACCGCAGGCAACACGACTGCATGGTTGCCCGGCCCGCAGGGCGTGCTGGTCTGGTCGGATCAGGCTTGTTACGTCGAGGTCGGCGTCGATGCTGTGGCCACCACCGCCAGCACTCCGATCCCTGCCTTCACCCCGATCCCGTTTGTGCTGGATGTGAGTTCGTCGGGCGCTCCGTGGCGCGTGAGCGCCATCCGCGTCTCGAACGACGGCACCATCTACTGCAAGCCGATCAACCGGAACTGATCTGTGAGTTTCGGCGTCGCCTTTCGTAACAGTGTTGCCATCGGCTTAGGAGGCATTGTTGCGTTGTTTTCGGGCTACGGACCGGATCAGGCGCAGGGCAACCTTGAAACCGAAAACGGTGACAACCTCGTCCAAGAGGACGGCGGTTTGCTGCTTCTGGAGTAACCGATGCCTCAAGTTTTCATCTCTTCTTTTGGCGGCGTGGCGGCCCAGTTTTTTGACAGCAATGGCACCCCGTTGGTGGGCGGTAAGATTTTTTCCTATCTTGCGGGCACGACCACCCCGGCCGCCGTTTACACTGACTCTTCGGGCAACACGCCGCACACCAACCCGATCATTCTTAACAGCGCCGGCCGCGTGCCGGGCGGCGAAATTTGGCAGCCGTCGGGTACCACCTACAAATTTGCGCTGTACACGTCTGATGATGTGCTGATCGGCACTTTCGACAACATAGGGACCATAGCCGCAGGGTCTGCGTCGGTCGCTAACTTTAGCGGCAATGGGTCTACGGTAAACTTCACGTTGCCAAGCGCTCCCATCGACGAGAACTCCACGAACGTGTATATCAACGGGGTCTACCAGCAGAAAAATACGTACTCGGTGGTCTCTACAACTTTGACTTTTTCGCAAGCGCCTCCGCTTACGTCCACCATCGAAGTCATGTACTTTTAAGCGAAAGATCGAGTTATGGCCGACAAAAAAATTTCCCAGCTTAGTGCTGCAGCGACCCCGCTGGCTGGCACTGAAGTTTTGCCGATTGTTCAAAGCGGCGCTACCGTAAAGGTTTCCGTTGCCAACTTGACCGCCGGCCGAACCGTCACGGCGGCCGATATTTCGGCAGGTTTGGGCGCGGCCGGCACGCCGGCATATACTTTTACCGGCGACACCAACACGGGGATGTGGTCGCCTGCTGCGGACACGATTGCCTTCAGCGAAGGCGGCGTGGAAGCCATGCGTCTTAACGCCAGCGGCAACGTCGGGATCGGGACGAGTTCGCCGTCGTCTTATGGCCGACTGTCGGTGAATGGGAATATCGTCCTCGGGCCTCTGACCCGTAACCAAGCTACGACGCAGTCCGTTGGCGTTTGGACGACGGGCGACCCCGCCGACGATGGTCGCGCTAACATTGGCTTCACGACTGTGGCGGGCGGTGCCTCGTCGAGCAGCGTTATTACCTTTTCCACCAACAACTACGGCGTGTCGGGCGGCGAACGTATGCGCATCGACAGCAGCGGCAACGTCGGGATCGGGACGAGTTCGCCTAACGCCGCAGCGCGTCTTGATGTATCGTCCACCACCAGCGGTTTCTTGCCGCCCCGTATGACGACCGCGCAGCGCGACGCAATCGGTTCTCCGCCTAACGGGCTGATGCTCTACAACACCACTACCGACAAACTTCAAGTCCGGGCCGCTGGGTCTTGGGTTGATCTTCACTAAAGGAAACTGAAATGGCTATCCCCTACGCAGCTTAGTTTTGGCAGCCTAGCGTCTGGGTGGGCAGGCGCGACCACGTACTTGAACGGCCACATATCAAAATTTATGTGGTATACCCCGCGCATAACGAACGCTGAAGTTCAGGCATTTTCTAAATAGGTGCTATTATGTCTTTGACCAAAGTAACATACTCCATGATCGAAGGAGCACCAATTAATGTTTTGGATTTTGGTGCCGTTGGCGATGGCGTCACAAATGACACGGCGGCCATCCAAAGCGCTTTTGATGCAGCAGCGGCTAACGGCGGCGGCGTTGTGTCTTTTCCTCCGGGGACATACATAGTTGTTGAGTCCGTACTGATCGGGTCTAACACCACTGTAATTGGGGCTGGCAGGTCGTCGCTAATCAAAGCCAGCCAGACAGGCTGGATCGGGACAAACGCAAATAAAAACTGCTTTTTGTTTCGCAACGAAAACTACAGTGCGTCTACCCTCACTGACGAAAACATTGTTATTGACAACATGGCATTTGATTATGGGGCTGTGGTCGTCTCTGGCGGCGGCGCGCACATGATCGCTATGCGCTATGTTGACAACGTGACCGTTACGAACTGCTATGGAGAGAACGGGGAAAACGTTACCGCGCTTTTGGCTTGTAAGGATACTTTTACGCAAAATTGCGAGGGATACAACGTACTTAATTGTTATTTTGACCATTGGGACGGCGCAGGTACAGCTAAAGTTATTGGGTGCGTCGGTCGCAATGACCCGGGCAAGGAAATTGCGCAGGGCATTCAGTTTACCGGCACAGGCTCCGTTTTGGAAAATCGCTCATCGGCTGACTGCGTTATTGCATTTAACTATCTTAAAGGCGTGCGAGGCCCAACGGGGCAGTCATCCGCAATTATAGCTAACGCTAACGATGCTGGGTCGTCTACCTACCGCGTTCTATCGTGCCAAAACACTGTAGAAGATTCAGACATAGGTTTGGTCTACGAAGGCGCCGGCGGGGAGCATTTAAGTCTCGGCGATACGTTCGTTCAGGTAGACCAGTCGCCGATTTTTATGCAGCTAAAAAATGGCAATTCGCCTAGCCATTGCCGTGTCATCGACGCGCATTTAGTTGACTGCGACCATGACCCCGCAAACATAGCTATGATTTCAATTTCCGGCGAATACAACGAAGTTCGCGGGTTAAAAGTAACCAACACTGTTTCTGCTGCGTATGGCTCTTTGGTTTGGATAACTTCGGGCGGCGCTGATACTTATGTAGATGTATCGAATTGTCCTTCTGGAAGCGGTCAGCGCGTCATAGACAGCGGTTCAAACTCTATAGTTATAGACAGCGGGCGGGCGCCTACATCAGTATCTGTGGCAGGGTACACGATTGCCCCCGGCGAAGAAGCCGTTGTTTTCACATCTGGTTGCACTGTAACACTTCCCGCCCCATCATCTTATCCGGGGCGCAAATTAACGTTTCTTGCGCAAACCACGGGCACTGTGGTGTCGGATTCTGCAAACGTCGTACCTCTTGTGGGGGGTGCAGCAGGGACAGCGATTATCGGCGCTACCGCGGGAAAATGGGTTACGCTAATCTCGACCGGAACGAACTGGCAGATTTTGGCGGCTAACTAGCGCGGTGTAACCACGAGATTGCCAGCCTGCAACAAATGTTGTAGGCTGGCCTGTAACCGTACTGATGCGGATCATCAGGTGACTGGAAAGGTCAAAACCAAATGAGCGATGATGCTCCTGAACTAGCGGATGTGCCCGCGCCGGAACTGGAAACCACGGCGGCTCCAGAACCCGTAGAAATCGAAACGCCGGAAGAGCAGCCTGTCGAACAGGAAGCGTCCAAGACCTTCACACAGGAAGAACTTGACGCGATTGTCGGCAAGCGTCTTGCAAGAGAGCAGCGCAAGTGGGAACGCGAACAGGCTCAACGGATTGCGGAACAGCAGGCTCGGCAGCAGCCGACTGACATCGTTCCGGAGCAGTTTGAGACCTATGAGGATTACGCTGACGCCTTGGCGGAGCGTAAGGCTCAGGAACTGCTGGCTCGCCGCGAAGCGGAACAGCAGCAGCGCGCGTATCTCGAAGCCTATCACGACCGTGAAGAGGTGGCGCGGGACAAGTACGACGACTTCGAGCAAGTCGCCTACAACCCGAACCTCCCCGTGACGGAAGCGATGGCTCGGGCAATCCAAGCGTCTGAGATCGGCCCCGACGTGTTGTATCACCTAGGGAGCAGTCCGAGCGAAGCCGCACGCATTTCGCGTCTTGACCCTATCTTGCAGGCTCGGGAAATTGGAAAGATCGAAGCGAGGCTTGCCGCCGAACCTTTGGTCAAGAAAACCTCCAACGCCCCGGCACCGATTGCTCCTGTCACGGCTCGTTCGCAAGGAACGCCGCGGTATGACACCACCGACCCTCGCTCGACCAAGTCGATGAGCACGTCGGAATGGATCGAAGCGGAACGGCTGCGGCAGATCAAGAAGTACGAGGCACAACGCAACCGCTAATTTGGGAATACCACCATGTCCAACAGCATTCTTACTATCGACATGATCACGCGGAAGGCTCTCGAAATCCTCGAGAACAACCTCGTGCTCACCCGCAACGTCAACCGTCAGTACGACGACAGCTTCGCAGTGGAAGGCGCCAAGATCGGCTCGACCCTGCGCATCCGTCTGCCTGACCGTGCCCTCGTCACCGACGGCGCCGCCCTTCAGGTGCAGGACGACAACGAACAGTTCACCACCCTGACCGTTGCTTCGCAGAAGCACATCGGCGTGAACTTCACCACCGCCGAACTGACCATGCAGCTTGACGACTTCGCCGAGCGTGTTCTCAAGCCGCGTATTTCGCAGCTTGCGTCCAGCATCGACGCGGACGTTGCCAACGCGTTCGCCACCATCGGCAACTCGGTCGGCACCCCCGGCGTCACCCCAGCGACCTCGGCCGTTCTGCTGGCTGCCCAGCAGAAGCTGAACGAGAACGCTGCCGTGATGTCGCCGCGCTACGCGACCGTCAACCCGGCTGCCAACGCTGGCCTCGTCGAAGGGATGAAGGGCCTCT